TATATATTATATTATTTAATATATATTTAATAATAATTAATTCTATCATACTTGTTTCTCCATGTCAATAACATTTAAATATTTTTTTATCTCTGTTTCTGAATAACATTTTGGGTCGAGATCAGTCCAAATTGTTCTTACTTCATCAAAAAGTAATTTCGCATTTCCTGCTTGTTTAAGAGCCGATAAACTTTTATCCTTATCGAGCCATACAAAAAGTTTTTTAAAGCGTTTAGAGAGCCTTAAAATGAGTTCTAGGGGTATAATTGAGTTATGTATTGGAACACTTGGTAGCACTCTACTAACTTTTATAGCAGAAATTGCGTCTTCTACAATAATTACTGAATCATTTTGCGTATTCTGCATAATGGGTTCATTATTGCGAATAACTCCCCTAGTCATATACTTAGCACCTAATCCAGTGAAGTTTCTAGCGTTTTGATAGCTACCACCATCAAATACCAAATAGCCATCACTATCCCAAAAATAATTTTTATTGATTTCATCGTTTGTTAGTCCATATTTTTTAAGGTAAGTCATTCCCTTAGCGTCCATGAATTGAGCTTTGTTGAATGACATGAAAGATTTTTTTTCTACTATCGTGTTTAAGCGATCCTTGTATTTTTCTACAATGTCCCCTCTATCATGATAACCACAAGCAAAACAATACTTATGCGTATCAGAATAGACTGCTAGGTTATTACCACTCTTATCAGCACCATTTTCACTGCATCGAGGGCATCTCTCATTGTATAGAAAGTGACTCAAAATAAACATTCCTCATAGTCGTTTGTGTTAAAAGGTTTTGGTTTTTCTACTTCTAATTTAATAATGGTCTTACCTTGTTCCTTATGCCATTTAGCTTCTTTAGCTGACCATCTATACTTGCGTAAAATGTCGCCAAATTCATCTATAATAGCATAATTAAAGTCCACAAAATGCCTCTACGAGTTTTTTACTATCAAACTTGTTTTCTTTATTATACACTTGCTTTTCCTTGATGTCTTTATACATCGGTGTAAGTTCTACATGATGCACATCTTTAAGTTTAATAGTTTGTTTTAAATCACTTGGAAGAAAAGTCCATATTTGGCTTGATCTTAACTCGCCATTAGTGTCGTATTCTTCATAAAGCCATGCGTCAGGTTTTTTCATTGTTTTCTTTCCTTGAAATACTCCAGTTTATGTCTGCACCTATTGTATCATTTTTTTGTATGTCTAAAGTTAAAAGATGTTGAATAGAGTGTTTAAACAAAGTGCAAGCCATTTTAAATATTAACCAATATCTCATAAGTCTTTCCATTCTATAAAGTCATGATGATCTTCGTCTGAGGGTGTTTCTTTTGTAGCTAGGTCTTCTCGTTCCATGTAAAGTAAATCATTTTTAATGTCGTTTAAACAATAATTACATAGATCTAAATATTCCCCTGTCGTTTGGCTTTTTCGTGTTGATTCATAATCTGATAATAAAGCATTACAGGCGACACATCTCATTTTATACCCCAATCATTTTAGAAAGTATTTCATTAACATCTCTTGGTAGGCTTCGAGTAGGTCTTTGAAGTAAAGTAAAAGATTTTCCATCTCGTTTAAACTTTGCCTGTGAATCCCAACCATAACCCCAAAAGAAGTTAAAAGTATTTTTAGTTAGGTAAATTATTTTATACTCACCAAAGTTTTTTGTTTGCATTTTGTTTCTCCAAAAGTTTTAAATATCTTTTTGCATTACGATAATAAAGTAGCTTATCACTTAACATTATACCATGTCCCTTTCTGAAAGTCCATAGAAATCTAAATATTCATCTTGTAAATCAACATCTTCCATAGCGTCTGTTAAATCAGCACTGAACCTCTTAGAATGGTGTTCCATAATCCATGCTGGAAAGGTAGGAATTTCATTAATATTATTTGCTAATACAATCCATTGATCTTCTTGAAAAGAAGGCTTAAAATTGCTTTGTGTGAGTTTTGTAGCTTGTAAATAAGCATCTGTAATGTTTTCTGCTTCCACAAGTGTATAAAACTTACTTATGGTTTCCGCTTCCACTCTAAATGTCTTCATTTTCTTCGTCCTCCTCATATAAGGTTCTTAAAATAAACTTTGCCCATGACTCTGCTCGTTCCCCATCAATCAAGGATACGATGTTGTCTATCCCCATCTCATCGGCAACCTTGTGAGCCTCTTGCAAGTCTTTGCATTTGCCTATGCAATACATATCGCCCTCGTCACTTATTCCATACCATTTACTCATCATCGTCCTCCTCTGCTCGTTCTTCTTCTATCTCTGTTAAGTAATCATCTACATATTGTGCTAGGTGTTCGGGGAAGTCCAACTCTTCTTTTGTACCATCTTCCCATTCAATATCCATTACTAACTTCCATGATGCTATTCTTTTTATATCACTCATTTTAATAATCTCCAAAATATGTTTCATTGTTTTTTTCTCGATTGCCTAATACATAACCGAATATGAATCCTACCACAAAAGCTATAATAATTGAAAGCATTTTTTTCTCCTAATAAAAAATAAGTCTATCTAATTTTGTTTTCTTAGTTTTAATTCCCCATGTGTAAGGTTTTCCTATTGAATCATCATGAAAATAATAAGTCGTATTTCCTATTTGATTCGTCACTTTACGAAAGTAAACTTCATGAGCTATTAACTTTTCTTTTAATAAGTCCTCTTGTGTTGGGTATTCATGTTTACCTGTCATAATGTCCCACACCCCATGAAATTGTCCTTTTTTTAGCACCACTTCACAAATTGAGTCCCCATACTTGCCATTTCTAAACCGATTTAATATAACTTGTGCCACTCCATGCTTAGCTTCTACGCTTTGCGTGTGAGCCTCGGCATAGATAGCCATAGCCATACAATTTAAGTCGGCGTTAGCCTGTTCTATGTCAATTACCATGTTTAAACCTCCTCATAAACTTCTATTTCATCATCAAATATTTCTATGGTCTCATGGTCTTCTTCTTCCCATTCTGAATTGCTTATAACATTGGTATAGGTCATTGCATTTTGCTTTGCTTCTTCTTCATTACTTGCATTAACATATAAAATTTCCCATTCTAACATTTTAACTAGTCTTGGAATCCTAACTTGATATTCTTTCATGTTTAAACACCTCCAATTTCGTCTATCTCTGCGAAGTCATAAGAGAGTGTTGCGTCTTGTGCATAGTCCATAGCATGATCGTTCACAATGTCTCTAGCATGCTCTTCACTTGGTGCATCTACTGTCATATCAAAATAAGCATTGTAGAAAATTCTAACCTTAAATGATTTCATGTTAATCCCTTTTAAAATTTATAGCGTTTTCAATAGCATCTTCAATTAAAAAATAGAGGTCTTCGCCAAACTCGGTGTTTTTTGTGCCTCCTGTGTCTTCGTCGTCTTCAATGCACTTATGTTCTATGTCTAAGTGATTAATAACATCAAAATAAACCTTGTCCGCAATATTGCATATTTGATCTAGTTCCAAAATGTTTTCCATGTTATAAAATCCTCCCTGTTGTCTCTTCTATTAGTTTTTCTAGTAAATGATTATAAGGTTTTCCTAGCTTTTTTGTGTTATATATCTCTTCAATGAGGGCTTTCGTTCCCTCTTCTACAACATCATAGCCCCTTTCCTCTAGTTCCTCGAATAAGTCCGAATCATCTAAAAGCCCTAGGTCTATTTCGTACTCATGCTCGATATGATATAAAGTCTTCATTGTGTTTCCTCCGTATTTATAAAGCTTTTCGCTTTTTTAATTGATCTAAAAGAATCTCCCCATATGTCGAAAGGGTCTCCGTCTTCGTCCAGTTTCCATACCCTAAAATATTTTGTTTTTCCTGAATAACTAAAAGTAGTATTTATAAGGTAATTTTTATATATTAATTGGTACATGATAACCTCTCTTTTTGTTTAATAAGTTTATATAACATACTTTGATAAGTAGCCTTAAATAATAAATACTTCATGCTGTCGCCCTCGTTTAAGTTCATGCAATAACCTCCCATTTGAAATAACTGCCTTTTTCGTTCCCATAAATATCACGCTTGGCATGATATAAGCTTGGATATATAGCCTCAATCTCGGTGCGTGGTGCGTTTATATGGTGCTTATAATAAACCACTCTTACATTAAGAATGGTTTTGTCTTCCTTGAATGTTTTATAATACATAATTTACCCCCTTAAAATTGCTGATAAATAAAATACTTTTTGCCGTCCATCTCATGCGAACCTAGAACCCATGTATTATCGTTTAAAAAGTCCTCTATGTCGTCCTCGTCTTCGAGCATATGACTATAAGAACTTCGAATAATGTCTTCACTATCCTCTGAAAAATCACAACATAACGCTATGACATCAAGCTCAAAGGGTTGTCCGTTGTCTATTTCATACTGCTCAAGGGCATTAAAAAGAATGTTTAAGCCCTCATAGGTGAATTGATCACCTCTACCCATTGATCGAAAAGCGTCTCTAAATTGATATTCATTAATAGATTGATACATGATAAAACCCCTTTTATAAAGATAACATTAAAAAAATAAACATATAAAGATTAATACAACCTACTAGGAACCACAATATATAAGAAAATTTCATTTGTCAAGCCCTTTTATAAATTATTTATAATTAATTCTGAATTGTTTATTGTCATTAATAATGATCGCATTTCTTTTTAATAGTCCGTTTAAAGCGTTTAATGTTGTCTTATCCTCTGAATAAGAGTGCCAACCCTGATACTTTTCAGCGAACATTAACATATTAATTTGATGTTTGCCAACCGCTTTTAATGGTTCTTTTTTGCCATAATATATAGTATAAGTCATTTGAAATACCTTTCTTAATAATTGATAAAGAATCAAACTACTCATTCATAATATCAAACTATTTTAAAATGTCAAGCTTTTATTTCAAAAATATTTGATTATTTTTTAAATTAAATTGATTCTTTTAATAAGTTTTATTTATCAGGATATTTTCTAAAATTTCCAAAATTTCCAAACACTTATAATAATTTCTTATCTATCCGCATAGTGTGATAAGTATTACTTATGATGTATGTATAGGCACCACGCTACGCCCTCTCACCCGCATTATTAAAACCCTTTTATATTATTTAATTATAATGAGCCTATTTTATATATTAAAAACTTATGGGGGGGGGTGTGTTTGTTTGGGAATTAAAAATATTTATGATACACAATAAATATATCAGAAGTAAAAATAGGTCCTTTATCAATATGCCAATCTAAATTTAAAAAATAGTAGAATAATGACATCTCGAATGAGACCAAAGATACCTCTAAAACTAATTTTAAACGGGCTAGAAGCCCTTTTCTTTTATTTTTAATGGTAAGGGTGCTTAATGGAGCTCGGATCGGTAAAATGAGACCGAATCCTCGCTTACTTGAGAATGGATAATTAATGATAATACGCAAGACATATTCTAGGGAAGATGATATAATATTACTAGGAAGATGGGAATTTAAACATTTAAACGAAAGGACACTATCATGTGGACAGCTCCTTCTGCAACCGAACTCCGTTTCGGCTTTGAAGTCACAATGTATGTTATGAACAAATAGTTCAAACATACGAAGTACAAATACATAGCCAGCCCTTAAAGCTGGCTTTGTTATTTATATTATATTAATATATATATTTATATATATTTTATTATATATATATTTATATATTATTATTATATTATATATATTATATATTAATTATATTTATATATATATTAATTATATATATTATATATATATATATATTAAAGATCTTATTATAGCAGAATGTTTTCATTCTGTCAACTACTTTCTTATATTTGAATGAAAATAGTTTTTACCTGTATTTTATCAACAATCTTCTTTTACAGGGAAACTTACAGTTTCTGTAATGTAATGAAGAAACCTCTTGACAAACCAATCTTCTTGTGATATAATTGTTATATAGATGTAACTATTTTCTCCGTAAGGGTAAAGAATGACCGAAGAGTTTAAACCAGTGGACATAGAGATTGTCGTAGCTGAAGCTACTCCTGAAGTACCATCTTCTGAAAAGAAGCGAGGTGGTCGTCGTCCAGGTGCTGGGAGACCCGCCTTAGTTCGTTTGAATAAAGAACGGATGGAACAGGGTTTAGAACCCATCGAATACAAAAAAAATAAAATCATTAAGAAACGGAAGAGTGATGCCATTCTCCCAGTTTCTAAAAAAGCAAGGGCACAAGAAATCTTAGCAGAGATGCTAGGTCGTGAAAGTAAGTACATTGTTGAGAAGGTGCTGTTCAAAGCACTCGATGATACAGATGACGACCAAATGGCTTGCTTAAAGATTGTGATGGATCGCATCCTCCCTGCTGACTATTTAGAAAAAGTAAAAGGTAAGAGTAATCACATTAGCATTCAGATTATGGGTGTGGATAGTACAATCATTTCTTCTGACGAAGAAGACATTCAAGAAGCCGACTACGAGGAAATCGAACAAGATGGACAATAACGAAGACACAAGCATACAAGATAAGTTTACTCCTTACGCTATTATTCCAAAGCCAAGGCTTGATCTATCCATCAATGCTGGTGGAGGATCATCAGGTTTAGGTGGTGGAGCTAGACTAGGTGTAGATATTCCTATGAATAATGCTAACCTCAATGTTGGTGTTTCAGGTCAAGGTTACTATGTTCCTCAAATGAAAATGGGTGAGTTTAAACCTACTGGCATTGATGCTTCATATTCTTCAGGTCCAAATACAATACAAGCACAATTTAACCAACTTAGTCCTGAGGACAAAGCTCTTTATTTAAGTTATATACGACAATTCTAATTGGCTAATTTACAAGTAAAGCTGCATGAAAAGCAGCTAGAAGTCTTTAATGACAAAACAAGGTTTAAAGTTGTAGCTGCAGGGCGACGCTTTGGTAAGAGTCGATTAGCTGCATGGATGCTTCTCATTGAAGCGTTAAAGAGTAAGAATAAAGATGTGTTCTATGTTGCTCCAACCTACCAACAAGCTAAAGACATTCTTTGGGGGTTGCTAAAAGAACTAGGACATGAAGTAATAAGTGCTGCACATGAAAACACTTCTATCTTGACTTTAGTAAATGGAAGAAAGATTTTCTTAAAAGGTGCAGACAGACCTGATACACTTCGGGGTGTAGGTCTAGCATTTGTAGTGATCGATGAGTACGCAGACATTAAACCAAATGTTTGGGAACAAATCTTACGACCAGCCCTTGCCGATGTACAAGGCGGAGCTATGTTCATAGGAACCCCTAAAGGTCGTAATCACTTCTATGAATTATATAAATATGCAGATAGTGATAAAGATGTAGAATGGACTGGATTCCATTATTCATCTTATGACAATCCACTAATTCCTGCAAAAGAAATTGAAGCTGCTAAACAATCAATGTCCAGCTTTGCTTTTAGGCAAGAGTTTCTAGCATCATTTGAAGCTGCCAGCAGAGATATTTTTAAAGAAGATTGGATAAAGATTGATGAAGAAGAACCTAGTGATGGTCGTTATTTTATTACAGTTGACTTGGCTGGTTTCATTAATGTCGATAAAGAGTCGGGTAATAAAAATAGTAAACTGGATGAAACAGCTATAGCAGTTGTTAAAGTGCATGAAGGTGGTTGGTGGGTAGCAGACATTGTTCATGGTCGCTGGGACATCAAAGAAACTTGTGAACAAATTATTAGAACAGTTATTAAGTATGAACCAGTTGCGGTAGGTATTGAGAAGGGTAGCTTAAAGAATGCTGCACTCCCCTACCTTATGGATTTAATGAGAGTAAATAATCACTATTTTAGAATAGATGATGTTACTCATGGAAACCAAAAGAAAACTGATCGTATAGTTTGGGCACTCCAAGGTAGATTTGAACATGGTAAGGTTACACTTAATATGGGAGAATGGAACAATGAGTTTATTGATCAGCTCGTTAATTTTCCTAATCATTTGCTTCATGATGACTTGGTGGATGCTTTAGCATACATAGATCAGATTCAAGTGGTTGAGTATTTCCAAGATTATGAAGACGAAGACTATCAAGCAATAGATGTAATATCAGGTTATTAAAAGGAAACTAAATGGCACAAAATAAATTAGTTGATTGGGTAATGGAATATGTCGAAGATTGGAGACTCCACAGAGATACTAATTTTCTTTTAGACTGGAAAGAGTATGAACGCCTTTGGAGAGGTGAGTGGGCTGCTGAAGATCGTTTAAGAGATACAGAACGAAGCCGCATCACATCACCAGCTTTACAACAAGCTATTGAAAACCACACAGCTGATATTGAAGAGGCAGTGTTTGGTCAAGGTGATCATCTATTTGACATTGATGATGACATGATGGATAAAGATCCTAGAGATGTAGAATACTTAAAAGCCTACATGAAGGAAAAATTTAAAAAGAATAAAATCCGTAAGTCAGTTGGAGATATATGTCTTTTAGCTTCTATCTATGGTACTGGTATTGGTGAGATTACTACTAAGAAAGTAAAAGAGCTAATTCCTGCAACTAGACAAATGCCTGAAGTAGATGCAGTAGCAGTTGGCGTTGAAGAAAAAGAATCTGTTGTTATTGGCTTAAAACCAATCTCTCCACAAAACTTTCTTATTGACCCAACAGCAACATCTATTGATGATGCACTTGGTGTAGCTATTGAAGAATTTGTATCAGCACATAAAGTTGCTGAAGGTGTTAAAGCTGGTATCTATAAAGATACAGATATTGAGGATGACTCAACTCCTGATAGAGACTTAGAAGCTTCATGGATGGATCAAGAATATAATGACGATAAGATTAAACTTATTCGTTACTATGGGTTAGTTCCAGCTGTATTACTTGATGCTAAAGAAGATGAGATTGTTGACATCTTAGGTGAAGGTGAAGAAGAACAATCAGACCTAATGGAAGAGTATGGCGATTTAGTAGAAGCTATTGTTGTTATTGGTAATGACAATAAACTATTAAAAGCTGAACGCAGTCCTTACATGATGAAGGATCGTCCAGTTATTGCTTACCAAGATGATACAGTGCCTAATAGATTTTGGGGTAGAGGTGTTGCAGAGAAGGGTTACAATATGCAAAAAGCTATTGATGCTCAACTCCGTAGCCATCTTGACTCATTAGCACTTACTACAGTACCTATGATGGGTATTGATGCTACTCGTTTACCAAGAGGATCTAAATTTGAAGTAAGACCTGGAAAAACTATTTTAACAAATGGTAATCCTAATGAAATTTTAGCTCCATTTAAGTTTGGTCAAACAGATGGTGGAAACATTCAGACTGCACAAGCATTTGAAACAATGCTATTACAAGCTACAGGTACATTAGATT